TAGGCGACATAGGTTGCGGTGTTCTCGTTGCTCACGGTGTTGGTGCCTAGCGAGAAAACAGAAGATGTCGGCGCGGTGCTATTGAATGTGGATGCGTTGGTGCTGACGGCAGAGGTGGTGTCAAGATACAGAACTTGTGCCGCTCCGATGCTATTGTGCCAAACCATCCAGTTTGAAAAGCCGGTGCCAATGGTCCCGGTGCGCTTCTTCACAATTACCATTCCTGGAGCAACACCCAAGCCATGTCCTACAGTAGCATTAGCACCTGTTCCTGTATAAGTCACCACACTAAACCCTGCTGTTGTGTTAGCAGATATACTGGTTGCAGCAATACTTCCTGCTAAAACTGAACCTGAATTAACACCATCAATCTTTACACTTCCTGCTGTTGGAATTGCTCCTACTCCTGCAGTATTTGTTGTCGTTGGTGCTCCTCCTGCTTTCCAGTTCCATGCTACATAACTATTACCAGTTGCGTTCCAAAAAGAACTATTGCCAATGCCAAATCCATCAGAATTAAAAGAAACTAAACCGTTTCCATCACCACCTTGAGCATTAGTTAGATTTGAGTATAATTCATAATAAACCCCACGAATACTATCTACTAACATATGATTATCAGAAGTTGCTCTATTTTTTTTCCAAACTAAATCAGGTTGAAACTGAATAGGGTCACCTGTTTCTATTTGAGGATTACTTCCATCGGTAATCGTATTGTCAATACTTCTTGCTACTCCATTACCTGTATATACTGCTGTTACAAAATTCTCACTACCATCTACAATGCTACTATCAGGTAGGTTAAATGTGTTGAGTTTTTTATAGCCTGCAGGTGGTGTGTAGGCAAATGGTCGTTGTCCGAAGTTTGCATCAAATGAATTACTATTATAAACATCAAAAGCTGGTTTATAATTTCCTGATGGAAGACTACTGTAAGCTGTTCCTTGAGATACATTATTTTTATAAAATGTCATTGTTCCAGCATCCATATCTAAAGCTAAACCAATAACATCACCATTAGCATAAGAAGCTCCGTATGCCCCAAATGAAGCAGCATTATATTTATTTCCACTTGTGCTTACATAAGCATATTCATTAGAAACATACCCTAAATCGTTAGGAGTTTGATTACTTATCTGGTCTCTTACCCAACCAATAAACGAACCACCACCACCCACTACATTATAAGTAGCTTCCCAATACCATTTTCCAGACGATACTCCAAATGTTGCACATCCAATAGAACTAGCAACTCCAGATGTTTGTTTAAAAGTTAGATTAGCATTAGATAATTGAGGAGCTACTACATTAGCTCTATAGTCTATTGGACTTATCATACAAAAATTTGCCGTATCTTCATCGGTTAGTGTAGGAACATCTGTCATGATGTCGTAGGTAGTTAATGCACTGTTGGTTGTGTTAAAGTTAGTCTCTGTCCAGTTGTTACCATTACCAGAGTTATCTGTGCCACGACCTTTTAAGTAGAATCCGTTAGTACCATATGTGCCTGTGTATTTTATAGGTTGCCATACACCTGTGTCTTCATTGTATTCACCAAAGTCTGATGCTGTTAGTGCTTGTCCGTCTACAAAGTTTACTTCTGTTACATATTGGTCACTATAAACATTTAGTGCTTGAAATTTATAGTAACTAATTAAATGTTCTACATTGTTATTAAAACTTGATTCTTCATTTAATGTAGGATAATTAGTATAGAATAAAGAGGTTTGGTGTTCACCATTAATATATATTTTTATTCTATCAGAGTCAGTAGCTTGAGTTGTATCTAATTGAACGACTATATGATACCAAGAAGAGGGGTCTCTTAATCTAGGATTAGTTATAACTTGAAAATTTGATGTTACTCCTAAGTCCTCATAAAAGATTCTTACTCTATTGGTCTGGTCTATTTGTATTGCTGTCCAAGGAGTATTATTAACATTACTAGATTGAGCACCTATAATATTTTGATAGTTTGTAATGTCATCTCCTAGTAAAGCTCGTTTCACCCAACAACTAAATGTCCATGTTTTACGATTACCTGCAGTAGCAGGAGTCCTACTTAAATAAGCAGAAGCAGACGAACGAAAGCGTAAGCTGTTCTCTAGGTTATAATCACCACCTGTGGATATGGCATTACTGTTGTTTAATAAACTCATCTAATCCCTTATGCGTAAGCTGCACTTACTGTGAGGTAAGCATTAGTACCATTATCAAAGTACGATACAAGGTAAACACCTGCTGTACTAATAGTAGCTAGGTCAGTAGCATTAATTTTAGTTGTGCCTGCTGCAGTAATAGCATGACCACCTGAATTGTCTAACAAAACATAACCTGATTGACCAGCAGTATGATTGGAGAAAGTTAATGTCCCTGTTGCTGTAGGTGTGCAAGAAAAGTTGTTGCCTGCATTTTGGTCAAAAGATAAATCAGCATCAACAGTAATATTGCCACGTTGAGAGCCAGTCCATGTTTGGTCGTTAGCAAGGTCTAATGAAAAGATTGTACCAGTAAGGTCCAAGCCTGTGCTTGCAGTATAGGTAGTATCTGTAGGAACATTCCAAGTAAACGAACCGTCACCATCTGATTGCAAAAACTGTGTGTTTGTACCGTCACCTGTCACATTAAGTTTACTAGCATTGACTGCGTTGTCTGCTACTTTAGCGGTAATAATTGCAGCATCAGGAATTTTGTTAGTAGTTACTGCATTAGCTGCAATGTTTCCTTCTACAACAATTTCAGAACCTTCTATAACATCACTGCTATTAAGAATAACGGCTTTTTCAGAAGGATAAGTACAGAATACATCACTGACTCCTGCCAAAGTAATTGCTGCTCCAGAATTACTGGATGATAATATTGTGTCACGAGATAAAGTTGTACCAGAAACGGTGTAAGTACCTAGACCGACTTCCCAATTACTACCGTTTAGTATGGCGTAATAGGTTGTGTTTGCATCACCAACTGCAGCAAAGGTTTGAAAACCTGTTGTTGCTCCTGTTAATGTAAGCGTACCTGTACCAGTGGTATTGGTAGATTCCTTTATCCTATCCTTTACGATAAGAGCCATGTGTTATTCCTCTAGTCTAATGTTACTGTTAAATTACCTGCTGTAATCTTAAATACATCACCAGTGTCAATAGTCTTCGCAGCATCTAATGCGGTGTGATATATCATGTTACCAGTTCCTGTTGCCGAACTGTGTAAGCCAATCCAACCTACTGTACCCCAAGTTGCGGTAGCTGTTGCAAAAGTAACATCAGCGTCTGTAGCTACGGTGTTAGTTGTAGCTGTAGGAAACGATGAAACTGCTCTAGCGTATGAACCACCAGACACTTCTGTTCCTGTTTCTGCATCAGTTGGGTCAGTAGTCCATAGTGATACATACGGATTATCTACTGCAGTAAAAGATGCACCATTTAGTGTTGAGTTAAGTAAAGCTATTTCTAATACATTTGACATATCTGCCATGATAAATTACCTCGTAGTTAAAGTTATTGACATAGGATGAGCAGGGAACTCCCCCTCATCGTCTGATTTAGTTAATGAATTAACACCCCTGTCGTACATTGCTGCCCAAGTGCCAATTCGTTCATCATTCATCAAGAATGGTTCTGCTTCACCAAGTGCTGCGTAAAGCAGTAAATCAGGCGTATATGCTAACCAAAGGTTTGATGAAACTGTTGAGCTCAAATATTCAGGCTGATAGTAATACAACATTTGTAATGTGTACTCTCCAGCAGGAATAGGAGCAAACCTAAACTCACTACCTAGTGCTGTGTAAAAGTTAGGCAAGCCTGTTACTAATGCCCTTGTGTTCCTAAAGAAGTTGCTAGGTGACTGGTAAGTTATGGTTTGTATTGGGTTGGAAGATGATATATGCAAATCTCTCATAGAAAGAAAGTCTGCTGGCATTTCTACTGTGCTATCACCGCCTGTAGTTGTAGTCTTTACAACCTTGAGCATTTCTCTTATACGTAAATCTCTGCCTAATCTGTCTTCAGCTAATCTAATAAATTCAGGGATAACATCTGTCAGGTCATTACGAGCTAGATAACTAGCTATAGTTGCTTGTAGCGTTGTGTAGTCAGTAAAGAAAGCCATTTATACTCTGCCTTGTTTTGTTCTAAAGAATCGGTTGTCTGGGTCATTTAACCATGCTTTAAATTTAGGCATATCAAGAACGTGGAATCCACGCATAATGCCTTTCTGATTAAGTGAGTCAATGACA